GAGAGCCGCCTGCCAAGTGGTAGCGGTCCCCGTCAGCGATCCGGTATTCAGGAAGGTGTAGAAATCGCCCAGCACCACATTCTGGAGCTTGGTTAGAAAAGCGTCGTCGCTCTTTTCCACCGCAATTTCCGCGCCATACTTGTCCACGTCCTCGATAGGGACAGCCTTGGCATACTTCTTGATAGTCAAGTCAGCTTTTGTAGCCTGAGTAATGGTGGCCTTGCTGTACGGGATCACATTGCCGGGGTCAACGTCGCCATCCTCCAACGTAACGTCAGCCGTGTAAGAGGTCAACTGCGTACCGGGAGTTTTACGGATGGGCCGCATAATGCCCAAAATGGTACGCAGCGCGTCCCAGTTGTCGTTAAACCGGGTGACGAAGTCCACTTCGCGGGCGGTAACGCTGGTATAGGTGTTGGGGAGGGAATCTCTTGGATTGGTCAGGCTTTCAACTTTCGTAGCAGCCATTTATTTCAGTCCTTTCATGTAATTTGGTTTTCCATAAGCGCCTTTTGACGCTCTGCCGCAGACATCAAATATCGGCCATGGTCGTCCTTTTTGTAGATGTCTGCTTTAGTCATAGCGGAGCTTCCACCATTTGCAGGGGGTGTAGCAGTGTTCGCGCCCTGTGTGGTAGTGGTCTGGATGAAATCCGACCACTCGCTCTTAATACTCTCTGTGAGCTTGTCCGCGTCCTTGATTGCGCCTTTTTCGTCCAGCTCCACGCCGTCCACATCGGACACGCGGAGCACGGCGTCAAGGCGCTTGTCATTCACCCCGGCCTGCTTGAGGAGTTCCCGGTACGCCTTTTCCTTGGCGGCTCGGGCCTCCCTTTTGGTCTGCTCGCTCTTGTAGCCCTCAAATTCCTCTTTGATGGCCTCATATTTGACCTTCCAGCTGTCTTTCTTTCCAGCCTCAAGGTCATTCTGCGCTTTTTCGAGCTGCCGCTGTACCTCGGGCAACGCTTCCGCGTCGGCCTTGTACTTTGCCACATCAGCTTTCAGGCCATCCACGGTTTCGGTGTGCATGGTAATAATCTCGTCGATTTTTTCTTCCTCAATACCCATTGCCTTGAGGGCACGTCTGGTCAATGCCAATTTCAGTCATCCTTTCCTTTGGCCCCATTTCTTCGGGGCGACTGTAATATAAAAACCGCTGTACTTCGCAGATTTTACCAAAACAAAAAGCGTGGGCAACCTGTAAGAAATCCTTACAAGTTACCCACGCTCGGGTTTTCCACCTCAACGCTTAGAGGCGGGAGCAATATTTACTTTTCTTTTATTTCTTCTCGCTTGATATGTATAATTTTAACACCATTTTTTACAGGAATCAACTCTATTCTATCACCTTTTTTTAGGATGGATTCAATGGCCTTGATTTGTTTTTCATCCATTTTTCAATTCGTCCTCTATGATGTTTCTGTATGTCTGGGCGTGGTCAGCTACCGCAGGTTTCAAGAATGGCTGCGCCGGGTTGCCCGCCGTCCAGTGCCAGTTTCCTTCGTCGTCCTGATAAACCCACGGCGTGGGGCGGCCTCCCTCGGCGTATTTGCCGGTGCCCAGCTCTTGGTAAATAGCATAATCCACATCTGTCCCAATATAAACAGTGCTTTCACCCTCGTCCACCTGGTGGGTGATGCTGTTACGGAGGTTTCCAGTGTCAACATGAGCCAGGTCTTTGGCATATCCTTCCGCCTGTTCCCCGCACCGCTCCAATGCCTGTACAACAGCATCGTGCATAGCCTCCAACACATCGGCGCTATAATCGTTGAATACCACACCACCCAAATCTTTAGCCACGGCTTTTCACCCACCTTTCCCACTGTTCATAGGTCATTTCTTCCACAACCACATTCCGCCCGGTTTTCGGGTCTCGCACACGCATTTTTCGCGGCTCTGCCTCTATTCCGGGCTTCTCCACGGTACGCATGGTACAGCGGCAGTTATAGACGTTGGCGGGCTTGGCACGTGGGTCGCCCGGATAGCGTATCTTCCCAAGTTCGGAGGTAAACGGCTCGTCCCAGTCTACCGTCTGTCCGTCTAGCTTTTGGTGGCTGTGGCGTGTGCGTCCGTCCTTGGTTGCTACCCAGCGTTTTCTAACCTTAATGCCCATATCAGAGGCGGCTTTATAGCTGTCCATCCGTCCGCCGTTCTGGGCGCTAGTGATGGCCGTCCGAGCCGCTCTCACGGCACTGGATCGGTTCATCTCGCTCACCCTTGCTTGCAGGTCGGTGGCAATCTTCCCCACGCTCTTGCCCTGCAAAAGTCCGCTGGTGACGCTCTTGGTGATCTGCTTCTTACCCCACTTCAGGTCAATGCCCCGTTTGATGGCCTTTTTCTTTGGGTAATACGGCATCAAGTCAGGCTCTTCCACAATGAGCCGCCGCACCGTGGATTCGTCCCACAGGGTAAAGCCCACATTCCCGGCTACTTTTTCGATTGTATAGGCAGCGTAGTTGCGGTTGATGGAGTATATGCCCGGCGTGGCGTCGTTCACATAGGCAATAGCTACTTCGTTTGCCTTTGTCATGCGCCCGGCAATCCGCTCCCTAAGTGCCTGGTACCGCTCACCCCTGCCGATCTGGTTAAGCCGCCACAGCTTGTAGTCCTGATCTGTCCACACTTTGCCGTTGACTTCCGTGCCAATCAAGGCTTTCATTTCCTCGTCCCGCTCACGGAACTGCTCAAAGTAGGCTTTCACTGTCTCGTCCAAGTCGTTCCGGGCTTCTCGGTACACCTTTGCAATACGCTTTTCCAGGGCAGCCAATTCTTTATCGGTCAGGCGGTGGGCCTCATCAGGAGTCGGCATCCTCCGTCACCTCGGTTTCCTCTTCCACCTCCGGTGGGAATGTTTCTTCTTCCACCCGCTCTGCTTCCTCCGCCGCCCTGCGTTCCATCATGGCATCGTATTGGTCAGCGTCTCCATTGATGGTCAGCAGTTTTTTTATGATATACTCGTCGTCGTAATACTCTGCGCCCATAAGCAGGGTTTGTGTTTCCTCAGAGCGGTTAATAATACGGCTCCTAGTATAGCTAGGCTCATCGTCAATCCCTGCAAGAGCCAGAATACCGAGAATAAATTCTGTCACGCTGGCCTCAAAGTCATCCACCTTTAGGTCAAGCGGCGTATAGCTAGCCGCAATGGCTGTGGCCGTCTGGTTTCCAGCCGATACCGCCGAACTGTCGAACGCCTGGAAATCCTCGTACAGCTTGCGCTTTAGCATATTGATGGTGGCGTCCGTGCCCTGGAAGGGAGCCTCGATGGTGTGCGGCTCCGCTGTGGCCCCATCGTCCTCCACACTCCCCGCGTGGACGATGTGCGTGGTGCGAACTTTGTCAAGGAATTTCTGGTCATCCAGATCATCCATGCCCCCGGCGTTTTGCAACACCCAGTAAATCAGGTTGCCCTCGTCCACATTGTTGACCATGTTGGAAGTGCACAAGTCCAGGGCATCCAGCGTGTTCCGCTTGCCAACCAGCTCGGAGAGCATATCTTCTCCGTTTTTCAGCGGGACAATGGGGAATGAAGGGTAATTCTGCCCGTCGTAGATTTCCGTCCCGTCTGCCTGAGAGGTGCGAAGCCGCAAGATATAAGGCCGCTTATCCTTTAGGACGGCCATGTCCTCCCCGCTCCGCTGGATGTAATCCGTGTAGCCGTCCACCTCGTAGAGCGTCGCCCGCAACGGCTTATCATCGGCCACTCGCCAAAACCGGATACCAGCCATCAGTGCGCCGTTTTCCTCATCATAGAGCGGCACAAACTCCCGCAGCTTGAACACTTCCACATGGTCGAGATTCCAGAAGCCGAACGAAACGCCAGCAATCAGGGCATATTTCCCCGCTTTGACTATTTCCAGGTCAAATTTCTTCCCCAGCTTATCCTTTGTGGCGTCCTCCTGAAATGTTACGCCGTTGCCCAGAAGGTAGGAAACCTCTTGCCGCACATCAAAGCCAAAAAAGCTGGAGGCGATTTTGTGGTTGGCCGTATACATATTCCTATGAGCACGGCCTTGCATGTCGTATATGATTTTCTCGTAGCGGTTGATGGTCGGGTTCTCGCCCTTAAAGTATAGTTCGGCATCTACCGCCATTTTATATGCCTCGCTGCCTTTGTGCTCATTGATTGCCTGCCGGATAAAATCCATCCTGGCCTTTTCGTCCTCGCCCACAACAATCAGGTCCTGATA